TTTGCGGCGATCTTTCTAACGGATGGGGTGTAGTTTGTACATTTGTACACTATCCGCTAGCATCGCCTTTTTACCAGAAAATGGGAGGCGTGCGATGACTTTGAGAGATTTGCTGATTGACCGGATTGCCCCGCTCAAAGGGCTGTCGGACAGGTCTGTGGCTATGTATTCGGCCACTCTGGACAGGTTCCGCGATTACCTAGGGCACGAGGCCACGGTTGACGATCTTGACGATTTAACGGCCGCGAAGTTCCTGCGTTGGCGGCAGGCTACCCAGCACAGCAAGTGGAAGAAGATTTCGCCGGCCTCGCTGGCCAAAGATTCCGCCCACCTGCGGAGTTTGTGGACTTGGCTGGCGAAAAAGCGATGGAAACGCAGCAACGGCGAACTGGTGGAGTTCCCAGACTACAAGCGGCCAACGGTCCCTAAGCCTGTGCCAAAGGCTTTTAGGGCCGAGGAGCTTGCAAGGCTTGTCGATACCGCCCGGCACCGGAAAGGCACCGTAGCGGGCAAGCCAGCGGCTTGGTATTGGGTGACCAAAATTCTCGCCATGTTTCAGACGGGCGAGCGCATCGGTGCTGTTCTCGAGCTCCGGTGGTCCGAAGTGGATCTGGAGCGGCACACGCTGACGTTCCTCGCTGCCACCCGCAAAGGGCACAGGGAGACGATTACACGGGCGATCACGCCGGAACTGGCCAGGATGCTGGCCATGCAGCAAGGGGCTCCTAGCGAGCGTGTGTGGCCTTGGGTGGAGGATCGTGAGTTCTTGTCCATCTACGGCAGCCTGCGCGTTCTGTGCCGCACAGCCGGCGTTCCCTACCACCCGTTTCACAGCATCCGCAAATCGACGGCCAGTTACCTCAAGAAGGCGGGCGTGTCTGCCAAGAAGCAGCTGGGGCACAGCAGCGAGGAGATGGCGGAAAATCACTATTACGACGAGGAGATTACGGGCCGGGAATCCAACCTCGACTACCTGCCAGACATCACGCAGCGGCCGCAAGACAGGCCCGACGCTGGGCCAGGAAAGCCGAGATAGGCCAGCGGCCTAGCCAAGTTTTCTTGCTGCAAAACGTGACACAATCCGGGCACAGCCGGGAGATGTTGAGGAAAGGGAGTAAAACTCAACACCTTCAACCGGCTGGCCCGGATCAGTAAGAAACCGGCGGCTCGTTTTCTTTCATGGCCGCAGCCACCGCCAGCAGTTGCCACTCGGCTTTGAGCCGTTGCACTTCTTGCAACAAGTGAATCACGTAGCCGGCCAGCGTTCCGCTGGTGCCCGTGTACGCACCCTGGAAGCGGCGGGCGGCCTGCTCCATCGTCGCAAGGTGTTCGGGCGTCAGCGGCTCAGTCAATGTAGTCATCGGCCCAATCTCCTACCACCTCAGCCACATGCGTCAGCAGTAGGGCCGGCAGCCCAATAGCAATCGCAAGGATGGATAAGGCCCACGCGGCAGCGTTACGCATTCTTGCCCTCGTCGAAAAGCACGATCGCCAGCAGGCTATACGCCGAGAGATCTAGCAGCGTGTCACGCACGCCCTCGTGGACGAGCCTGCCTGTCTTACAGAACGTCTTCAGCCGCTGCACCTTGTCGGCCACCCTGACGAGACAGCCACGCCAAGGCTCAATGCCCACGAACTCAGCGCCCTGGCGGATGTTGGCTAGCGGGTCCGACTCCGAGCCGTAGTCCTGCGACTTGCTCAAATGCAGCTGCCGCACCTCATCGAGCAGTTCAAGAAACGGCAGCGAGCCGGGCCGCTGCTCATGCACGATGCCGTCGCCAGCCAGACGCTCAAGGGCTTCGTCTAGTTCGTCGTGCGTCAGGCCAGCCCGGTGCAGGTGGTGCTCGTGCATCGCGTCTACGTAGTCCTTGGCAGCCTTCATTGTTTCCGCGTCGTATCCAAGCGTGACGTGTTGCGTTTCCTCGGTACTTGCATCAATGTGCCTAGGTTCTGTCGCCTCCTGCGACACGTCGTACCAGTCCTCTAGCGGCCTGCCTGCGGCTTGGGCCTCGCGGCGAGCGGTCACTGCGGCCCGGAGCAAATCGTTGGCGTCGAGCATGTCGTTGGTCATTTGGTCCCCTTTCTCAAGTCTCTGTCGCAAAACAACGGGTAGGCCCGCGTCACTTCGTTGCGGCCGTGGTCAATGATCGCCATGCCTTGGCACGGTCGCTCCGGTGAGGCAACCCGCTCAGCGTATGGGCTGTGTCCAATCACTGAACCGTTGGCGACATAGCGAGCACCACGCAGCCAACCGAAGGAGTGGTAGTGGCCGAAGATGGTGAGGTCTGCCTTGCGGCCTGCGTCCCATCTGGCAATCGCCTTGCTTGCTGGCAAGGCCAAGCCGTAGACGCCACCAGCGAAACGGATGCTGTGGCCGTGCGTCGTGCGTACAAGAAAGCCGTCGAGATCCACGTAGCCCAGATGCCCCTCGGCAATCCGCCATTCGACGTTCGCGTTGGCCTCCTCGCGGGCCAGCGTGAAATACATCATCTGCTCCCACGAGTGATCTAGCTCGGTGGCGATGCGGTTTTTCTCGGTGCTCCGGCCGTGATTGCCGGCGTTGGTTGCGATGATTACCTCCGCAGCATTTGCGGCGATTGAGTCGATTAATCTCCGCAGCCGCTCAGCGATCCACCGCGTTGCGTTCATGGGCGAAAGTGCCGCAACTTCCATGCAGTCAGGGTGAATGTGGCCCGTGATGAAGTCGCCTCCGAGCCAGATGAGCACGCGACGAATGTTTGCCTGATTGCGTTCGTGCTGGAGGCAGGCGATGAACCGCTCCTCGAGTTCACCTAGCCGCAGCTGGCACACGTCAAGCGAGTAGTCGTTCTCGCCGTTCACAGTCTCTGGCAGCACACGCTCTTCGCAGTGAACGTCCGAGAGCATGAGCACCGCCGTCGCGTCGTGCTTCGCGTGACGCGCCTTATTTGGTGCATGCTGCTTCGCAGGCTTAATGCCTGAGAGCCCTGCGATAGCGTTCGCCCGCTCATTCGCGGCGTCGATGGCCTGGAGTGCCGCTTTGTAGCGGCCTTTTAGCGTTGCCACTTCGGAGCGGAGGCGTGCTAGTTCTGCGTCCGTTGCTAGCCGTGAAGCATCGGCCACGGCATCAGCCACAGCGGAGGCTAGTTTTTTGACAGCCATTCGGCAAACCTTTTTTCCTTGCACGAGTGGATGCCACGCTCGCGGCATTTGTCTGAGAGAATCCGCGCCAGCGTCAGACGCTTTACCGGATACTCGCCGTCCTGAAACCTCTTGCGAATCTCAAGAAGTTCCGACTGCGTTTCCTTCGGCAGTGCGTCCCACCAACTAGATGGCTTGCACTCCTTCACCGCGTTGCTCACCGACTCGGTTAGGCTATCCTTCGCCATCCTTGGCCTCCCGATAGTTGAGCATCGTCAACACTCGCCGCTGCACCTTCGCCAGTTCGGTGATTGACTCCTCGGAGATAGTCGGGCCGAGGACCGCGTGAGCAATCTCGTGAAGGATCGTCTCAAGCCGCTCGCCGCCCTTGAGTTTCTCGTCGATCAAGATTCGCGGGCGCTTCGCGTTGTCGAAGAATGTCCAGCCAGCCGCGCCGCCTTTGAGCCGCGTGAATCTAAGCAACCACCGCTTCCCGTCGATCTTGACGTTGTGATCCTCGGACACGGCGACACTCCTTCGCCACGACTATGGCAGGCATGTCAACCGCCAGCCCTGCGGCACGCGAGGAGCACCAGTTGCCGAGCGGCGAGGTCAGTCCAGGGCAGAATGGTGCGTCCATCCGCCCACCGCTTGGCGTGCTCAGTTCGCATAACGCCAAGAATCTCGGCCATGCCTTCGTCAGACCTGACCCACTCGGGGCCGAGCGAGTCCATCTTGCGAGCCATCGCGTTGCATGAGCACGTCGGCGTGGACTCGATGCCGAGCCAGTCTTTGAGCAGTGCCTTGAGTTCAGTGCCTGGACCGCTCGGCAAATACTTCGTGATGCCAGCGGCTCCAAGAGTCTCAGCAATCTTTCTGGCCTCTGAAATCAAAGACTTCGGAGGAGAGCAGCCCTCCTTCAAAGTCCTCGGGTAAGCCGCGTGCTCAACGTCTACGTCATAAACCCCATCGCCAAGGTGGCGCAAAAGGCACGGCCGAATCTCGTCCAGCGTGTAGCCGCGTTGCACGGCGCGGAACGCAACATCAAATGCGCGGAGTTTCATGGGGCGATGATCAGTTCTGTCGTAATGAAACCTTCGTATGGATTTGGACACCAAAAAGGCGGAGAGCCAGTAATCTCGTTTTCGACTGTTGTGTCACACACGCTTGGATAAGGGGACAATGTATCTGATTGCTGAGTAGCCCCAAACCCCGTAGACGCAAAGGATCCAAAGAAAGTTAGGTTGACGTTTCCGGTGATATAGAGGCACCCGCCGCCAACCCCAAACAACTCAAAGTTGCACTGCATAGCGCGCTGATAAACATCAAGCGTCTCCTCGCCTTCGCGTATAAAGCACGAGAAGTCAGCACCGCCTACTGCGCCTTTGCTGTAGTAGATATGAGACGGCGTTATGAATGGCTCGTCGATAACAACCGTCAGTCCGTCCCACTCACACACAACACTGATGTCTTCTGGCCGGACATCAGGAAGCGCGGGGACGGTATTGACGCATCCTTCGGTGGCCCCCGTCACAAACCCTCCGTCGCAGCAGCATTCCTGTGCTGATACGCACTCGCCTTCAACGCATTCGCAGCCTTGCGGACAGTCGGCGGCTGTTGCGCATGATCCCGAGCACGGCCTTACGCACTCGCCGTCAACACAGCGGCAACCCTGCGGGCAGTCAGCCGCTGTCTCGCACGACCCGCGACACGGGTCGCAGCATATGCACCCCATTAGGGAACCCTCACGCGGAGGAACGCCGACGTGTACGAGGCAGAAATAAATGCCGCAGTCGCGGTGGATTTTTCTATTGAAGCAACGTAACTCAGGGTCGCGCTCGACTTCGACGTTGAAATGCTGATTGAGCAGTCCGCCGTGTTTAGTGATCCAGACACAGACATATCGGAAAGGTATGTGATTTCACCTTGAACGTGTGAGATGCCTGTCAAAATCGGCCTGACCGAAGTCTGCGTCACCATAATGGCCGTCTTGGCCTCAAGGCTCGGCACAACCAGCCACCAGTTGGTGCCCTCTCGCCCAACAACGCAGTCCTCGTTAACATAGCCCGACAGGGCGATTGGCCACGATAGATTTGTGACGTTTGCCGTAGCAGTCGGCGCATACTTGAACGTCACGGTCTTGACGCTGCCAATCGGCCACGAACCCGAAAACGTCGCGGCCCGCACTTGCTTGGGGTGTCTGTCCGATAACCGACTCTCAAACGTCAGCGGCGACGCAGCTGCCGGCGTGAGCTCGGTCTGGCGAACGACGCGAGCCACCCGCTCGGCGCTTTCCCGAGTGAACTGCACCGCGTCAAAAGGTTTCTTCTGGCGTGCCATGCGTCAGGTTGGCGGCGTACCGAAGAGCGTGGAGAAGTTGGCTTCTGCGTTGACGCGGAAATCGTGGATGAATGGAAAGCTTGAAGACTGTGCGCCTTCTCCGTTGAGTGCGACAGGATTTGCGGACGCTACCCACTCGCCATTCTGGAAATCGAAAACCATTGCGCGCCGCTTCTGTCCGCTCGCAGCGTCTATGAAGTTCCAGCCGATGTCAGGTATGCGCAGGTTCCACTTGCTTTCGCGGTACAGGATTTCGCACGTCGTGGCCCAGTAGTAGTAGGTGACGTTGTTGTAGGACTCGACGGTGTACGTGGCGTTGACGCCAGCGACTTTCCACGAGTGAGCAGGGCAGCCGAAGTAATCGCCGCTGTTCACTTTGTTCGTGGCCTGCATCTGGGCCGCAGGAAAGTTGGTGTAGTTTTTCTTGATCGTGGCCCTGACGATCTGCTCCTCAGTCGTGAGCCCCTCGAAGTAGTCTCGAGCAGAGTTGACCAGCGGCCTGCGAGTGTTGCCGTCCCAATAATAAAACGCCGGCACTTGGGCAGGCTCGGCGGCGAATGTCCACTCGGCATCGCGGTCGATGGGGCTTTCCAAATCGTTTGGCATGAGCAGCCCGTACTCGGCCACCACTTGGACGTGGTATGGCGAGTCGGAATGCCGCTCCGTAACCGACAACTTCCGCAGCCCCAAGAAGCTAAGGGACGGGTGCAGGCTTCCCCAGTTGTCGAGCGAAAGAGTCGAGATGATTTCCGCTTCTGTGGGCGGGTTGTTCTCTAGGGTGTTGTCGGCAAGCGTCAGCACGAACGTGCGAGTAGCCGTCGTGGTGCCACGCACTTCGCCTTCTGTCGTGCGTGCAAGCTCACGCCAGGACTGTATGGGCATTAGATGCCTCCAACGTCAGCGTAGCCAACGATGGCGACTGGCTGATTGAAGTAGTTGCTGGACGCCTGGCCGATGCCTAGGGCAATCTTCTCGAGCAGCTTCGTCTGCAGCCGCTGCTGAATCAGTGCGGGATCTTGGGCAGCCGCACCGAGTTGCAGCACAAGGTTGGCGCTCTCGACGTTGCGGATGTCGGCCACTTGGATGGACTGAGCGCCAAGCGTGTTGAGTTTGCGGATGCGTTCTTCCTGCCGCTTCGCTTCGGCCTCGGCGGCCTTGCGCTGCTCCTCAAAGATGCGGGCCTGCTCTTGGGCGTAGGCTTGCTGGGCCTGCTGCTGCTGTTGCTGGTACGCCTGCAGGGCAGTCTCTTGTTGCTTGCGGTAGTCGGCCTGGGCTTGAAGCTCAGCACTGGCTCGTTCCTGTTCCTTGGCCTTCCTGTCTTCGGCCGCCGCGTCCCTGGCCTTCTCTGCCTCTTGGATGTTGGCGAGCTCCTGATTGAAGAGCTCCTGCTGCCGCTGCACTTCGGCGTTAAATGCCTCGGCATTTAAAATGCCGTCCCGCGCCTGCTCTTGCGCGGCAGCAATCCCTTCCTGTAGACGCAGGGCTGCGTCGAACCCGGCCTGGCCGAACTCCTGAGACTTGGCAATCAGTTGGTCAATGTTTTGGTCAACCGATTGAAAGGCCGCGTTGAACCCGGAGCCGAAGCCCTGCTCGAGGGCCTGCTGCTCGTCCTCAAGCTTGGCCGTCAGTTGGTCAAGTTCCGCCTGCCTCGCAGCAGCTGCGTCGGCGTCGGCCTGATTGTTGGCTGCTCGTGCTGCGGCGAGTTGCTCAGAGACGCGGGCCTGCTCACGCTGCACCGTAAGCAAGTCGTTTTCGATTCTGGCTCCCTCGTCCTTTGTCTCCATCAACTGGTCGAGCCGCTTCCTGTCTGCGTCGGCCTGAGCAATGGCAGCGTCTGCGGCCTCCTGCCTCTTCGCCAGTTCCTTATCAAGCTCGGCATTCACGTTCTCCATGAAGCCGTTCATGATCTCAATCTGATCCGCTGTCAGCCCGCCAGCCTCTGCCATCTCTTGGAACGTCTCAACCGTTGCCATGGACTGCTGAAGAAATACAGAAGCCTCGTCGCCAGCCGTGGCCAAGAACTGCTGCAGTCGCTCTTCGGTGTCGCCAAGGTTGAGCTCAACTTGAACTTCTGGGCGGCGTGCGTTCTCAATCTCTGAACGCAGGCCGCTGAGGTACTGCGATGCCGCGCCCTGTCCTGCCTGCTGTGCGTTGCCGTCGCCGCCGGTGAAGATGCTGTTGAACGTGTTGGCAGCGTTCGCTGCTGCTGCCTCCATCTCGCGTGCGTTTCTGTCTGCCGACTCCTGAGACGCAGCCGCCAGCCCTGCGCCGAACTGCTCAAGATCGTCGCTGACGTAACTGCCGAGAGCCTCAACGATTTTGCCGAACCCCATCAGCAGAACGTCGATGCCGATCTGGATGGCATTGAACGCGGCCCGGATGCCTTCGGATGCTGCCAGCAGAATCTTGCTCGTTACATCAAAAACTTCTGCGGCAAAAGAAAAAGTCTCGCCAAGGCTTCCAAAGTTCGCAACGAACTGATCGAAGATTCCGGCGAAGTACTCAGCGCCTTGCAGCAGCACGTCAGTGATGGCGTTGGCGATCCCAGTGCCGCCTTGCCCCTGCGCGCCGCTCCACTCTTCGACAAATCGCAGAAACTGATTTGTCACATCGGTGACGGCTGGCGCGAGATTGCCAATCACCTGCCCAACGATGCCTTCGATGGTGGCTCGCACCAAGTCGAAGGCGTCGTTCATGTCAGCGACGTTGTTCACCTGCGTCTCGCTGACGATGATGCCGAGCCGCTCAGCCCTGGCCTTGAGCTCCTCAAGGCTTGCGGCCCCCTCACGGAATAGCGGTGCCAGAGCAGCACCCTGCTTGCCGAAGATCTCAACCGCAGCAGCTGCACGATCGGCAGCGGTTGGTAGTTGAGAGATGGCGTTGCCGATGGCCGAGAACTGGTCTTCCGGCGATAGAGCCCGCAATTCAACGACTGAAAGGTTGATTGCCCTGAGCGACTTATCAAGCGCATCACCAGGCGTAGCCTTGCCAATGTTCACTGCCAGCTGCTGAACCGCTGCGCCGAATTGCTCGGTATCAACGCCGGCCAACTTGGCCGCGAGCGAGTAGCCCTGCAACGCCTCAACGCCGATGCCAGTACGGGCCGAGAAGTCATTGAGCGTATCGACAGACGAGTTGACGCTAGAGACGAGGGACGTGACGCGAGAGCCAATATCTTGGAAGACGTTCCCGATGGCCGAGAGCCCGTCTAAGAACAGGCGGCCAATCTCGATGCCGGCAAGAATCTTTGTATTCCTGGCAAGAGACTCCATGCTCTTGTCGGTCTTGCCCACGGCAGTGGAAGTCTTGTCGAGATCGCCCTTGGCCTTTTCTAGAGCACGGTTGTACGTCTCTTGCGAAATGCGGCCGGCTCGCACCTGATCGTCAAGTTCTTCAACGGTCCTGCTGTACTTCTCTGCCGGCGAGATGTTGGCTTCTGTGATCTGGGCCGCACGCTTGAGGGCCGCAGCCTCCTTGGTGATTGCGTCGCTGAGGTCTTCATACCTAGAGGCAAACTCTTGGGCAGTGATCTCGCCACGCTTGAGGCTGTCCGCCAAGTCGGCCATCGACTTGGACGCATTGAACTGAGCGTTGGCAGCGGCAGCACTAGTGCCGGCGAACTCGTCAAAGACGCTCGTGGCCTTAGACGCTTGGCCAGCCAACTTCTCAAGCGCCCGCTCAGCCGGCGTCAGGTTCTTCACCACGCCAGAGGCGTCGGCGTTTACCTTAAGCGCGAGTGAGAGGATTGTGGCCATGGCTTACTCGGGGAACGCCAGGAGCTTTTGCAGCTCCCGCTTCATCTCGTCTGCGTGCTGGGGTGGTTTCTCAATCGGGTTGAAATCGTCTGCTTTCGGTGCCTTGCCTTGCTGGGAGTACGGTGCAAGCACGGCACTCGTCAGCAGGCCAGTCTGCCGCCATGGATCAGGGAGAGCGTGGTAGTAGCGAGTGAACGCAATCCACTCAGTAAGCTCCTGCGAATCCATGCGGCGAGACAGTTCCCTCACCGTCATTCCCAAGTGACCCGCCAGACGAAAAAGGAAACGCCTCGTCGGGCGGACGCTCAGTTTTTTGCGAGTTCCTCCACGTCTGTCTCGGTCATGTTGTTGTGCTTGAGTGCCTTCTCAAAGAGCTTGGACACGATGGCGGCCGACTTCTTCGCCAACTGCTCGATGCCAGCCTCGTCAAAGAGACGCTCACCGCTCCCGGGATGGCACAGGCAGCGGGCCAGATACTTCGTGCGGAAGTTGTCGATGCCCGTCTCTTTCTTGCCCACCCACTCCTTTTCGTAGCTGTCACGCTCTTCCACGGTCATTACTCGCACGCCGAGCACGAGCGGCTTGCCGTCTCTGCCCTTCCACTCACGCACCGTCACCTTAAGGATCGGCAAGTCGTCGGCATCAAGGATCTGCTTGGCAAGGTCTGCAACGCTGAGGCTCATGGTTTCTCCTAGCCTTGAACTCGTAGCGTGACTGCGTAGCGCGTCACGTCATTGACCACGCCAGCCATGGTGAACTTCTCAAGCACTGCCGTGCCGCGATAAGCAAGCCCGCCACCAGCAATGGTGACGAGCGAGCGCTTGCCGTAGTTGGCAGTGGAAATGTTCGCCGTGGTTAGGCACTTTATCTCTATAGTGCCAATGTCAAGCGTCCACGTACTGGCGCGAGCCAATGGCATGGAACCGCCGTGCGTTACGGATATCTCCGTAACCTCACCGAAGTTCACGCTGTTCCACGTAGCCGTAACGCCCGCTGAGTAGTCCGCCATGACGGGCCTCCGTCTGGCTTACCGCTCGAGCTTAATCGTCGCCTGGCCTCGGATGGCGTCCTGCGTGGCGAGCGTCAGCGTTGAACTCGTGACAGTGCCGACTTTGCTGCTCACGCCAGCGAGTGCCGTACCGCCGATGGTGAGCACAAAAGAGCCAGTGCTCTTGTCAGCAATGAAAGTCTTGCCGATGTAATCAAACGTGACGCTGCGGCCGGTTTCGCCAGAGGCCGCACCAGCAAGCGGAAGCTCAAGAGTCTTGGCGGTTTCGCCTGCAGTCTGGCCAAGATGCGAAACGGCAATCTTGTCATCGGCGGCAGTCGGGTCGGTGGCACTGACAACCACGCTGGTGACGGTATAAGCGGTGCCGTTGAAGGTCAGGACTGTGCCCGAGCCATCATGCGGAGTTTCGAAGGGCATCTGCTAAGTCTCCTGCCAGAGGATTGAAAACGATTGCGTCACCTGATAAACGGGCGGCAGGTCACCGCCGGCGAGTTGCACGAAGCCGTCAGACTCGGTTTCGAGGCTCACGTTTCGCACGCTTACGTAGTCTGTCACTTGCCCGCCCCATCCATCCAGAACTGAACGAATTCTGTCGGCGGCCTCGCGGGCCTCTTCGTATGTGGTCGAGAACACGTCCACCGCCAACTGCACAGACGTGGCACCTGTCGGGCCTGAGAGCCCTTGCGAGCGGGTCACGCCCGTGCGACGCCACGTAGCAAACGGCAGGGACGCAGACGCCGGTGCGATCACGGGCCAGATACGCTGGCCAAGAATCATGGCCACGGCGGGATCTGCAACGAGTGCTCGAGCAGCTGCCTGCTCTGGTGACTTCAGCACGGCTAGCCTCCAGCCTGGATGGTGGCACCAGTGACGCTTCCGGTGCTCGTGTACGTGAGCGCCTCCAAGGCACGCTCTAGCGAAATCCGTAGTTCCGACGTAAGCCGCTCAGCCACCTTGCCCTGATACTCGTTCCAGGTCTTTCGCAGCGGCGGCTCCCCGCTGCCGCCAGGATTCATGGCAGGAATCACAATGGGCGTCTTGGACTTTCTGAAAAACGCTTTCGGGTAGGCGGGATCTGTCTGCACTCGCCCGCCTGTTCCCTTGGCCATCTTGAACTGCCCCAACTCGCTGTATGACGAAGCGATGTAGGCATTCTGCCCAGAGACTTGGTGAGCCTTGATGCTGGCGACTTTGCCAGACTTCATCGTTCTCTGGTGAGCCTTCCGCTGGTAGGGCTTGTTTGAGAGCTTGGCCACCACTCGCTGATTGGTGCCGAACTCCAGCCACCATTGATGAAACGCACGGTCAGGGCCAGCCTGCACCGTGCCGCCAGCAGCACTGGTGGACTTCCCAACGCCAGCACGGTTGTAGCCAATCAGGCCTACAGCCACGCCGCTGTTTTTGTACGGCACGATCTTCATATTCACGGCACGCTTGAGGTTGCCAGTGGGCCCCACTGGCGTGTTCTCTCGCAGCCGTCTCATCGCAGGAAAAAGCGCCTTATCAAGTGCGTCCGCCAGCGTAACGGCGAGCCCTGCGTTGTCGAAGACTTTGCCCAGCGACTCCTGCAGTCGCAGAAGCTCGGACGTGTCGAGCGAAAGGCTGACGCCAGCAACGGCCATCTAGGCGGCCTCCTGGCAGACGAGCTCGTGCTCACTACGGTTCCCGTGCTCGAGCAGGCTCACGATCTCCAGCGTGCGGCCACGCCAGACAATCCGCATGGATTGCGTCAGCCCGTCGAGCCACCGCATGCGGACGCGGTGCGAAACCTCAATCTGCTGCTGCCCGTACTGCAAAAGCTCACGGGAAGAGACGCCTTCCACGCTTGCCCATCGCTCAGCGAACGTGGCCCACGAGAGCACGGTTTCCCCGAGAGCGTTCCGAGACTCGGAAGCCTGCTGCACCGTCACGCGCTCGCGGAGCTTGCCGGCGTCAATCATGTGCCGTAGAGCACGACGGTGTAGGTGCCCGTGCTTCCTTGGTTTCCGCTGATTGTGAACTGCCCGGTATCGTCACCACCGACGCAGGAAGCAGACACGATGCTGTCGTTTGACCTGATGGTGGCGTTGCCGATCGCTAGACGCTTGAAGCTTCCGCCCGTGCCGTCAAAGCGAAAGACGGCGTAGTTCACAGCTTGAATGGATACGTACTCGCCATCAGCACCACGAAACGAGCCAGTGTGTAAGATTGTCGAGCTCGCCGTGCCCAGCGTCCCGGTGATCACCGCCACCTTGCCAGTGGTGTAGGCCCGCGAGTCCTGCAGGCTCGTTACTTTGAGCGATGCCGTGCCGTCCTTGTCGTGAAACAGCACGTCTACGTTGATTCGTCCTTCAAGGCTCATTGGTAGCTGCCCCATTTCTGTGACGAGAGAAGCGATTCAACAGCAAACTCCAGCTGCTTGCTGATGCTGCCGACGAGCACCGTGCTGCGTTTCTCGTACCAGAAGCCCACAAGCATGAGGCAGGCGTGGCGGATGGAAGCAGGCACACTTGAGCCAGCGGCCCCGTAGCCGGCCCACCACGTCACGCTAATGGCGTTGTCATCCATCAAGTGCGGCGGCCACGTCTGGCCATACAAAGTCTTCACAGCCCCTGGCGTGCTACTGCGGTCCACGCGGTAGCTGGCCGTCGAGTAGGTGGCTGTCGCGCCGGACTCGTAGGTGAAAGTCAGGGCCACCGCCGTGGTCGTGCCGGCCGTCGCCATGGGCGGCCGTGGCAACTCGATGTCCTGCGTGCCGTCTGGCGGGAACGAGTCGAACCGCATCACCCACTGCGTATTCACCAGCGTGCGATCTAGGTATTGTTCGCACCATTCGCGGGCCGCCGTGATCAGCGTGCCGATGTAAGCGTCATCGCCGCTTGTATCAACCCGCAGGTGGGCCTTGGCTTCCGCGAGCGTGACGGGCTCAACGGCTGGCGGCGTCTGTCGAGTCAGGCTTCGATACTGCACGGCGTCTGTTCCTCTTCGGCGTGGCGTCTGCGGTTTCTGCGTCGTGCTCGAGGGCGGCCGTTTCGATCAGCGTCGGCTGGTTGTCTTCTACAGCGACACGTTGAGCGAGCAGCTGCGTGGTGATCCCGCCAGGAAGCTCAGCCACTTGCCCCTTGCGGTAGCCACGCCACGCGCGGGTAAACATAATCTTCGGCATCAGCCCACACTCCATGCAGATTCCGGCGGCTTCCCCGTGTTCGTAAACTCAGTAGTCCACTGAAAAACAGGGGCAGTAAGGTGTTTGCCGGGCCACGTCACCACGTATTCACCGTGGCCTAAAACGACACGCGGCGAGACGAAGACGCGGTTGCCGCTGTCTCGCCAGTTTCGCCACCACCAGATGTCTGGATCAGTGCGGCCGTCATTCCACGAGCCTTGCGGGTCTGGCTTACTCCAGAACCACGGCTTCTTTGTTCGTTTAAGTGCCGCCGTGCTAATGACAGTGCAGCCGAAGTGGGCCGTGTCCACTTCCTGCACGGGCTCAGCGAACCATTCTTTCGGCACCTGCGTGTGCCCATCATCTGGCGGATTGTCCAGCGTGCCCTTCAGCGTCAGCATGGGGCGGCCGTCTTCGCGCTTCGTCTGCATGCCGGTGATCGCATCGCATTGAAACGTCATGGCCATGGCAAACAGCTGCTCAACGTCCTGCTTCGTGAAAAATGTGTCGTAATCGATGGCCAGTAAATATTCACACGAGTCGATGAACTGCTCCATCACGCGGGTGTTGACCTGATCCCAGAACGCACCCGTGCCCATAGTGGGGCGAATGCCGAGCGGCATCAGGGCCTGGGCCCAGGCGAAGTGGTTGGACGTGAACGAGAGCCGTGGCATGGAGAGCACGGCCTCCACCCGGATGTCAACTTCGGTGCCACCTACCTTGACGAGCATGGTGCCTCAAAGAAAGAGAGCGGGCGGCCACCGTTGTGGAAGCCGCCCGCTCAAGATTGCACACTCGTCAAGCCGTCAGGCTCACGCACCCACGAGGCCGATCATCGGGCCAGCGACGGTGTCGGTGCCCAGGTTCGCGTGCGTGATGGCAACGCGAGCCACTGCCCGAATCACGGTCTGATCGCTGAGGAAGTTGACCTGATCGCTTGACGCGATCTCGATGGCCTGGCGGATGCCGTAGTAGGAACTGTTGGCCATGTTGCCATACAGAGCCATCACAGCGCCCGTCGAGTCCGCACCGCTTGGGAGCCGGTCGGTGAGAACCACCGGCGAACCCAGGAAGGTCGGGCCCATGCCAGCAGCCAGACCCACCGAGCCGCCCTGGGCAAGGTCAAGGTTCTGCATGCAGGTCGAGAAGAAGAACGGCGAGCAGAACCACTTGGCACCAGCACGCGAGTGCTGCGGAAGCTTAGCCATCATGGCCAGCAGGTTGGCCTTGGTCACCTCGTCGGGCGTATCACCGGCAGCCGTCACGAGCGAGGCGGCGTAGGTTGCAGCAGACGCCGCCAGCAGGCCACCCGTGTGGGTCGTGACGAGCCCGGCAACCGCTGGAGCGTTGCTCGGGTTGCCGCTCCACGCAGCCTCTTCGACGGCGTTTGAGAGCGTCAGTGCCAGTTCCGCAGCGATCCAGTCGGCAATCGACACGATGGAGTCCTGCAGGAGCTCGCTCGCAATCGTCACCGCGCCCGTGACCTTCTTCGCAGTCAGAGTCACCTGATTGGAAGTCG